GAGAGCGACAGCGGGCCCAGGTTCACACCAGCCGTGACGCGGCCCTTCGAGGACACGTTGACGCGGAACGGGCCGGGGAGGCGGAGGCCGAAGTTCATCGGCGCACCGTAGCGCCAACCACACGGCCGGCGCTTGTGTCTGTCGCCGACGCGTCAGTCGGCGGTCCCGGCGGGCATGGTGATCGTGCCAGCCGTGATCTCCACGTCGAGGCCGACACTGACCGTCGTCGTGGAGATGATGATGTCCCCGCCGCCGCCCGACACGCTCACCTTGCCGTCGATGATCGCGACGTCGTCGGAGTCGAGGATCCGGAACCAGGTGGCGGTGCCATCGTCGAGCCCCTCGGCCGCGAGCGCCGGGGTGGCGTCGAGGGTGAGCACACCGCCGGACTCGGTGAAAGACGGGTCGGCAAGCGTGAACTCCAGCAGAAGGTCACCGGTCGCGGTCGTGCCGGGGCCGGCGGGTCGGCTGCCGCTGCGGATCTGAAGGGTGGCAGCCGCGCTCCCGCCGTCGATCTCGCCCAGCACGGCGACTGCGGCGGCCGAGCGGGTCGCGGTGGACAGGGTGAGGGTCATGGCAGCCTCACTGCAGGTAGGACGTGACGCGGATCTGGTAGGTCAAGACCGCGGTGGCGGACTCGTCGTCAACACCGGAGTCGAGCTCGATGGCGACGATCTCGACGAGCTTGACGTCGGGCACGTCGCCGCAGGTCGGGTTGGCGGCGATGTATTCCTCGACGGCGGCGCCGAGCTGGGCAACCCGGGCCTCGACCGCGGCCGTGTAGGGCTGGCCGGGCTCGGTGGCCATCACGACCAGGCCGAAGACGCTCTGCTCTTGGCGCTTGAGCCGGCCCGACCCCATCATCGCCGAGAGAGTGACGTTGCCCTCGACGCTGTTGTCGCCGTAGACGGCCTCGCGCTCGGCGTCGGGCGGGTAGCTGTAGGCGACCTGGACGCCGGTCAGGTCGGGGAGGTCGCGGAGCACGCCGCCAATCGGCGCGCCGTCGGGACTGGCCTCGCCGAACAGGCGGGCCTTGACGGCGGTGACGCGCAGGCCGGACATCAGCGCACCCCGCCGTGAAAGAGCGAGTCGCGCTGCGGGTTGAAGTCGAGGCTGCGCGAGGCGGGCACGGCGCGGCCGTCGGTGCCGGACTCCTGGCGCCGTGAGTAGCGGCTGTAGGCGGCGTCGACGTCGGGGATGCCGGTCTTCCACGCGTCAGGCAGGTCGATGCGGTAAGTGGCGCCGTTCTGGGCGGTGAAGCTGACCGCGCGGTCGGGAACGCCGGACTTGTTGGCGTTCAGCCAGTACCGGAAGCGCCGCTTGGCCGCGCGCACCAGGTCGGTCGGCGGGGCGTCCCAGCCGTACTCCAGCTCAACGACGACGTTGGAGCGACCCTCGGTCCACGCTAAGCCGTCGGTGCGGAGCAGCACCGCGTCCTGGGTGACGGCGACGGCGCCGAGCTGCCCGGAGGTCAGGTCAACGGCCGCTTCGCCGTATCGTGGGGCCACCGCCACTCGCCGGAGCGAGCGGATGTCGGCAAAGGAGCGGACCGGGTCGGGGTGCCGCACGACGAGCTCGCGGGTGCCGGTGCCGTCGAGAACGACGCGCTCGTAGCGCGGGACGAAGGCGCGGTCGCAGATCGTCTCGCACTCCTGCTCGACCTCGAGCAGCGCGACCACCAGGTCGGCGGTCGTGTATTTGTTGCTGTCGGCCAGGGAGGCGTCCGAGCCGCGCCCCTCGACCAGGGTGAAGAACCGCCCGCCCACGATCTCGACCTGGTCGGTCTCGATGACGGCCGTGCCGGCGACGGTGGCCGACCAGGTCACGGTGGCGCGCGTCAGCGTCGACTGGCCGGCCAGCGTCGCGGTGACCCGGCCTTCGCCGGTGACGACCGTCCCGTCGCCGGTGGCGACCTGCGTGCCGTTGACGTCCTCGACCACGTATGTCGGAGTGCCGGTCGGGTCGGTCGGTGTCTCGTCGACGTAGAAGGTGTGCGCGAGGGTGGCCGCGGCGGTCCTGAGCACGCGTGTGAGCACCGCGGCCTCCTCTCCCGTTCAGCCGATGCGGATAGAGCCGGCGACGGCCCCGTCCCCGGCGACATCGACGTAGATCCCGTTCTCGCACCACTGGCCGGCCGGAACCGCCAGGTCGGCGGAGCCGCCGGCGGCCAGGTTGACAGCGCCGATCAGCGTGCCGGTGGCAGCCGAGGCGTTGTCGTAGATGCGAACGGTGGCCGTGTCGGTGCCGCCGGTTTCGACGACGGTGTAGCCGCTGTAGATGGCGGCGCGGGGGCTGACGGCCTGGTCGGAGCCGGTCAGCGCGATGTGCCGGACCAGGCCGCCCATCAGACCAGCTTGTACGTGACGACCAGCAGGCAGGCCGGGATGACCAGGCCGGAACCGCCGACCGTCTTGACGATGCTGAGCGTGTCGCCGACGGCGAGCAGCAGGTTGGCGGCGGTGCCGGACAGCGTCATCAGCTCGGCCGTGACCGCCACCGAGTTGGTCGCCGACCAGGCTCGAGTCGCGACCGTCGTTGCCGACGCGCCGGCCGTGTGTCGGGTGAGCGTGTAGGTGGCGAAGTTCGTGCCGTCCGCGGTGATGGCGGCCGACGGGACGAGCGCGACGGCCGTCACCTGGCAGGCGTTGGGCGCCTGGAAGGTGGGCAAATTGCCGGTCGAGGCGGCGTTACCGGTCGACTCCAGGAACACCTGGAGCGAGAGCGGGCCGCCCATCTCCTTGAACTGCATGGCTGCGCTTTCTCCTTTGTCGATGCGTGCGAGGTCGGAGCGGCCGGCACCCGAAGGCGCCGGCCGGCTGCCATGTCCTAGCCCTGGCCCTTGAAGACGCCGCGGTGGTCCAGCGGGGTGCCCGAATACACGTGGCGGATCTTGTAAGTGATCGTGTCGGCGTTGAAAACGCTGCCGATGTTGGGGTCGGCCTGCGTGAACAGCTCTGGCTCCTGATTGCCGAAGAGGAAGCCGACCTCGATGGTCGGGATCATCAGCGGGTCGGCGACCAGGAACCAGTCGTTCGCGTCGGTCCAGTAGTCGATGACCTCGTAGTCGAGGCCACGGTGCAGGTTGGGGGTGTCCGACGGGCCCGCCGGGGTGCCGGGGACGGCGACCGCCGAGGTGGTCAGCTGGTAGGCCAGCTCCTCCAGCTCGTTGGGCACGACCAGCAGCCGCGGGACGGTCGACAGGATGTTGACCGACTGGCCGTAGGCGGCCTGGCTGCGCATCGCCACGCGGGCGGTCGACAGCCCGGACTGGGACAACGCGAGCGCCCCGTTCAGGTTGCCGTGGTCGGCGTGGAACAACGCCGTCGAGTCATAGCTGCACTGGGTGTTGTCCTTGAAGATGTCCCAGACGAACCGGTACAGCGTGATGGCGGCGGCGAGACCGAGGTTGCGGGGGATCTGCTGGACCTTGCCGAGGTCGTCGTTGACGACGGTTTCCCAGGTCAGGTCTTCGGTGCCACCGCGCTTCATCACCGAGTAGACGGCCTCTTCGTCCGTCGGCGAGGTCAGCGGCTGGTAGGGCGCGCCCTGGGCGACCGTCGGCAGGATCCCGTAGCCGCCGACCCGCTCGCGCTTCTGCTCGCGGAAGTCGTTGACCGGCGGCATCGCGGAGACGATCCGCTGCCACGTCTGCAGGGCCGGCGTCGCGTACAGCGCGATCGCGCGCCGGGTGATCGAGTCGCCGAGCACCTGCGGCCAGGAGGCGGTCGTCAGTGACTCGGTGGTCCGCTGCTCGGCGCCGTTGCCGACCCGGCCGTGCGAGTCGTAGCCACCGCCCAGCGATTCCCGGATGATCCGCCGGTTGATGTCCTCATCCCAGGCGAGCACGCGCGCGCCGGTGATGTCCGCCCAGGCGGCTTTGAAGCTGCGGTAGCCGGGGGTGCGGCCGGTGTGGTCGAGCATCCCGTCCAGGGCGGCGATCTTCTTGTCGAAGGCCTCCTTGGTCACCTGCGTGGTGGCGGTTGGGGCGAGACCGGCACGCTCCGCGACACCGAGCACAGATTTGAGGGCGCTGACCTGGCCGTCGATGTCGGCTTCGGTGATCCGGTCCGGCAGGGCCTCGATCAGCGACTCGACCACTGCGGCCGGAAGCCCGGCGGCCTCGATCTTGTCTTTGACCATCAGCTTGCCGAGGAACGACGTCTTGTCGATCGCGCCGTTGGTGGCCTCGGTGGTCTTGACCGGCTCCGAGCCGGACTTCTTCTCGGGCTCGGTGGTGGACTCGGTCACCTTGCTCAGACCGACCGCGGCGAGCTGCTCCGGCGTGGCGGTCTTGAGCGCGGCGAGCACGTCTGCGGACGTGACGGTCACGTCGGACTCCTTTGTGCTCTCTCCGTCGGGCACAGCGCCCGCCGGCTCATCGATGCCACCAGCGAGAACGCGGGTGGCCTTGCCTCCGGCGGACGGGTCGGCGACCACGTCCGCAGAGTTGACCTTGGTGATGGATGTGGCCTCCATCAGCCGGCGACCGCCGGTCGTGATGGGCTTGAGGACGGTCATCGCGTCGTGGGAGATGCCGACCAGCGGCGGCAGGCCGTCCGCCTGGGCGGCCAGGGTGGCGTCGAGCGCCTCCGCGGTGTGTGTGGCCGACGGCAGCAGGCACAGGTCGCCGTCGAGGCCTTCGTCGCTGGCCTCGACGTTGCGGTAGTAGCCGACCATGCCGCTGATCGTCGAGCTGCGCAGCTCTTCGACGGTGCGGTGGTGGTCGTAGGCCTTGGCACCCTCATAGAGGCTGACGGCCTCGCGGAGCACCTCGGCGGGGTAGCGGCGGCCGTTCTTGCTGTCGCCGGCGGCGATGATCCGGACCCCGAAGACGCGGCCGCCGTCGGCGGCGGTGCCCTTGGCCTCGATGACGCGGCCGTCGATGCGCTCCGGACGTGGCGCCTGCGCCTCGGTGGCCGGCATGACGGGCTCGCCGCCGGCGGCCGGCACGTACCAGGTCTGGGCGATGACCTCGGCTGGCTCGCCGAGGGTGACGACTCCGACGGTGCCTTCGCCGGCGATGTCGTAGGTGCACTGCCAGGTCTTGCCGTCGTGCTCGTAGACGACCTCGGTGTCGGAGTGGTCGAGCACCCAGGCGTAGGCCCAGGTCTTGCCGGTCAGGTTCCGGATCCGGTCCTCGAGCGTCTTCGTGATCAGGTCACGGACGTCGCGGGCCGACCGGCGGCCGGAGATGGCCTCGGTGGTCGCGTCCGCCTCGGTGACCCGGACGGCCGCGTGGAAACGGTGACCGCACGCAGGGCAGACGATCGGGGGCTCGTCGGACGTCCCCATGGCCTCGCGGTAGCCGGCGAGCATGGCGTCCTGCGCCTCTTCGGGGTTCACGCCGTCTTCCTTCCACGGGCCGCCTTGGCCGGCTTCGGCGCCTCGGCCGCGTCGTCGATGTCGGGGATGTACAGCCGGGCGACCGTGGCGGAGACCAGCATCGTGGTCCCGTTCCGCAGGTCCACGAGATGGCCGGCCGGGTGCTCGCGCACGTCGGTCACCTCGTAGTCGGCCACGCCGAGTCGCTGGGCGGCTTCGTCGCGGTTCACCGTTCCTCCTAGGCCAGCCGCAGCTGCGGCTTTTTCTGGGCGTCTTCCACCGCGGTGGCGACGTCGTCACGGTTGGCGGTCGGCGAGTCGAGCTCGGCCGTGTACGGCACCCCGACGTAGTCCTCCCACGCCTTGCGGGCCGCGGTCGCCGACGCCTCCTTGGAGAGCGCCCCGATCGTGACCAGCTTTTCGAGGCCGGTGGACAGGTTGAGCAGCACCTGGGCGGTGATCTGCGAATCGGCCGCCGCGATCTCGGGGCCGGTGACCCGCACCGCCTGCGAAGCGGGGATCTGAGTGGTCTCGCCCGTCTTCACGTCCCGGGCCTCAACCCGCGCCGGGATCCGCCTCGCGTCGACGGCACGGTCGACGGCATACCGGACCATCTCGGTCTGCTGCGCGAGCCACACCTTCTGGATCGAGCCGACCCGGCGGCGGACCGGCTCGGCCATGGTCAGCGAAGTGGCCCGGTTGGCGTCCTCAGGCTCGGCGAGCCACGTCTTGGCCAGCCCGGCGCCGCTCGCGATGTTGGTCAGCACCGACTTGTTGGCGGCGTTGTCCTCGTAGGCGCCCGTCTGTGCGGTCTTCGGGTCCCAGGTCACCGACTCGTTGTGCACCTCGACCGAGCCGGAGCGGGGAACGTGCAGGCCGCCGCGAGCGGAGACGAACGCGTCGACGTCTTTCTGGTCGCCCTGCACGGTGACATCCCAGACCAGGTAGCGCGCGAGCGCGGTCCGGTCGATCAGGTTGGACAGCACGGTGTCGTAGCTGTCGAGCCAGTCGAGGATCGGCAGCATGAACGGCAGCCCACGCACGTCGGTGTCGAGGGTCCGCCACGGCGCCCAGAACATCGCCCGGCCGTCGCGCAGCCCAGTTTCGTCATCGACTCGTGCGACCTGCCAGCGGCGGTCCTCGCCCGCTCCGTCGGCGCCCGGCAGCACAACCGTGCCTGGCCACAGCGGGTTGCCGTGGACGGTCTCGACGTCCTTGATGTGCGCGGGGTCGATCGGGGCGAACCGCACGACACCCGACCGCTCGCCGACGAGCATCTCGTACAGCTTCTCGCCGAGCAGCAGCTGCGACCGGAGCCCAAGCTCCTGGATCGAGCCGAGGTCGTTGCGGGGGTCGTCCCAGAACTCGCGGACGACGTTGGCAACGTCGGGGTTGCTGGCCTGCCAGGTGACGCCGGAGTCGCCGACGCAGAAGGCGGTGTAGGTGTCGATGACGGCGGTGGCCATCGGGTTGGACCGGTAGGCGGCCACCGAGTAGTCCCGGGCCCGCTCGCGTGTCCAGTGCGGCGCCTCCCGGCCGACCTCCCCAGCACGTCGGAAGCCGGCGTCCCCGTCAATCGGGTCGCGGCCGTAGTTGCCGACCATCGCGCCGGTGGCGACGACCTGGTCGGCGAGCGACTCGGTCGTGCGCCGTGGCGGCGCGAACCAACCACGCATCATCCGGCCTTAGGGATGGGCGTCAGCTTCGCCGTGGCCGCCGTCGGATGGGCCGGCGCGGCAGCCGCGGCCTGGGCAAGGGCGGCGAGGGCGACGGCGAAGACACCACCGACCAGCGCGGTCCACCACCAGCTGCCGGTCAGCCCGCCGACCGCGACGGCGACCGCGATCAGGCCGAGCAGCCCGAGCAAGTTGGAAACGAGCCCAGCCGGGGCGTGGGGCAGACGCACGGTGATCGTCACGGCGATCTCCTCAAATGCTCAGGCGAGCGGTGGGGCGGAACATGTTGCTGGCGGTCTCGACCGGCGCCGTCGGTGCGGTGGCCGGCGGGTTGACGATCTTCTGGTCGAGGGACCGGACGCCGTGCAGCGCGAGGATCACACCGTCGAGCGGGGACATGTCGGCGTCGACCTTCATCTCGAGCGCGTGGCCGTCGCCAACCGTGCGCGACGTAGCGCCGAACACGGCAGCGGTCAGCTCGTCGTCGCCGATGTGCCGGAAGACCCGCGGGTTGACGATGATCCCCGTGTCCTTGTCGACGTGGGTCTCACCCTTGACCATGTCGCAGAACGCGCCGAACGCCTGCGCGTTCTCCCGGGCGGTCACCTCGCGAATCTGATGCGGCGTGCGCGACTCCAGCCACTTCTTGATGACCTCGTTGGCCTTGATGTCCTCGATCAGCGACCCGGCCGGCCCGCCCGGGTTGACGACGATCTCGCGGGGGTCCCACTTCGTGACGAGCGCGGCAAGGCGTTCGACCATCCAACCGGTGCCACGCCGGTTGTCGACGGTCTCGCCGTGCAGCAGGCCGTCGGTACGCCGGCCGGCCGCGCAGATGGAGCCGTAGGCGCGGTCCCAGGAGACGCTGACGGCCAGGACGACCGGGTCGGCCATCTCGCTGTCCGGGTCGAGCTGCGCGGCCCAGTCGGCGGCGGTGAACAGCCCACCGGAGACTTTGATCCGCTTCGGCCAGATGCCGAGACGCTCCCGCGCGAAACCGGCGGGCTTGCCGCGGAACGACGCGCGCTCCCGCTCGATCGTCTCGTGCGTGATCCGGATGCCCAGGGCGGGGTTGGTGGCCGCCCAGTTGGCGATGTCGTCGAGGTCGACGCCGTCGAGGAAGTCGAGATCGCCCGGCAGACCCCAGTCGCGGTAGCCGAGCGCCGGGTCCTGCCGCCACGGGCCGTCCTCGGGCTCCCGGAGGGCGGTCGGGTCGCCGCGCAGGCGTAGGTCATACATGACGTCACCGGTGATGCCGGACAGCGGCGGTGACGACGTATAGATCAACTGCGGGTTCGGGCGGGCCGACAACGTGAAGAGCAGGGCCTCGTGCTGCACATGCGTGTAGGCGAAGGCCTCGTCGATGATGTTGCAGTCGCCGGAGAAACCGCGGCCCGAACCGGCCGTCCGGGCGATGAACTTGATCCGGGCGCCGGTGTCGAGCCGCTCGAGCGATTCCTCGCCGTTGGTGTTGTTGAACTTGACGAGGATGCCGTCGACGACCCACAGGTTGTCGTTGTTCTCGTTGAGCTTCTCACCGAGCGCCCGCACGAGCGCCTTGACCCGGCGAAAAGCCTCCATCGCCGTCTTGTACTCGTGAGCGCTCCACATGATCAGCTCTTCGCCGATCAGGAAGAAGCCGGTGAGCGCGCGGGCCTCGAGGATGCCGCCCTTCCCGTTCTGTCGGGACACCCACTCGCAGCACTCGAAGCAGGCCCACTGGCCGTCTTCGCGGACGGCGAGCATCAGGGTCAACGAGTCGGTCTGCCAGTCGTCGAGCGGCCGACCGGCAGCGCGCATCAGCTCCGCGCCGACGTCCCCGTAGCTGTAGGCGTACGCGGGGTGGGTCTCAACCCGTGGCTTGGCCGCGCCGTTCAGCAATCCGAGCGGTGAGGTCACCAACGCCTGCGGGGACATTCGGTGCCCCCTTCACTGGTGGCTTGGTGGGTCCGGTCGCGGCGCGTCCGTTGCCGGCGACGCCGGCGCGCGACTGGCGGAGCTCGGCGAGCAGGCGGGCCAAGGTGGTCTGCTGCTGGCGGACCTCGGTCAACACGTTGCCGGCGCGGACCTCGACGATCCGGCCGTCGAGGCTGACGGGCACGAGCTCCAACCACGTGGACTGGTCACCACGAAGAATCCGATCAAGCACGTCGAGCCGATCGGCAGAGCGACACGCCTCTTCGAGCGTCACCAGCTCGGTCGGCTTCAGCATGGCGCCGTCAGTCACCTGCCGCCACAGCCGACGACCGCGCGCGCCGAGCGCGGGGGGGCGCGTTACGTCGTTACGTTCGGCGGAAACGTCACGCGCAACGCGGCCCGCACCGCATCCGGGGGCGCACAGTTTGTGATTTCCAGCCTTGTGCGCCCGATAGCGGCGCTGTCGCTCGGCATTCGTGAGCGCCACGGCCGCCTCCAAGATCCGAGCGGGGGGAGAAAGCATGCCAGAGACGTGGGGTCACGTTTGCCCAGGTCAAGGGACTTGTACCCCGGGGGGCCGGGGCGATCACCATGCGCGCGAGCGCTTCGACTTCATCGACGCCGCTCGACGCCTCTCCTGCCCCAGCTGCTGCCCGTGTCGACGGTTGCAGTCCCTGTGCTCAGGCCCCGTATAGGCGGTGCGATCCTCGGTGTGACCCAGGTCCCACGGCTCGCCGCGCTCGATCAGCTTGCGACACGTCGGACGGTGACAGCGCACCTTGCCCGTTGCGACACGGGGTGCCCACCACGCACGCAGCTGCTGGTGCTTGGTGCCGTAGCCACGCTCGGTGGTTGATCCCTGGGCTGGCATTTTCTCAGACCCCCGGGGTATCAGCAGGGACAGTCCACCTGCTGCGTCGAGTGGTCAAAGGCATGATCGGGCCAACGTGAGGGCAAAGTCAAGCTCACGCGGCCGGCCACGGCCACCGAGTCGCTTCGCGCGCTCGATATCAGCCGCCTGGGCGAACCGGTAGTAGACCATCCGGCCGACGACCATCCGCTGCAGCCCGTCACGCCGTGACCAGTTACGGACCATCGTGACGGTCACGTCATCGCCGAGGGCGACCGCGATCTGCGCGGCTGTGCCCCAGCGCTCCCCCGCTACCTCGATCATCGCCTGTTCCCCCTCGGCATCGGCTTGTGTCCAACATGCCAGCTCGAGCAATGTCTGCACTGGTAGACGTTCATCCGCCACGGTGCCGCGCCGCGCCGCACGAGCGCGTCGAGGTGCCGCTGCGCCGCAGCCCGGTCCGCGTGCTGACGCTTGCCGCCGCACTGGCTGCCCCTGGTCCGGTCAACGCTCATCGCCCCGCCCCCGGATCGCCGCGACCAGGTCGGCGCGCAGCCAGATGTGGCGGACGCCGGCCGGCCGCACCGCCATCCCGCACGGGCAGCCCTCACCCGCGCAGACGCACGACTCGGCCTCGCACACGTAGGGCCGGGCGTCGACGTCGGGCGCCGAGGTGCGCACCGCGATACGCCTCACGCCGCACGCCGGGCAGGTGGCGCCAGTCAGCAGCTGATGGTCGTCGCCGGCCTGCAGCGCCGTGCGGATCTTGCGGTCGGCCTCGCCGATCCAGCGGGTCAGGTCGGTGACCTGGTCGACCCGGCGCCGCGGCACGACAGTCTGGAGCCGGATCAGCGTCGTGAGGGTCCGCGGCTCCGCCCCGCCGACGAGCAGGGCGTCGCCGAGCCAGCGGACCGTGCCCGCGGTCGTCTCCATGAGCCGCTGCTCGGGTGTCGTCCAGCGGGTGCGGTGGGCGGAGGCGACCGCGTCGAGCACGGCGTTCGAATAACCACCGCCGGAACGGCCTGAGGACCACGTGGGCGATCGGAGGGTACCCAGGTCGCCGCCACCATCCGCGAAGGCGGCAGCGGCCTCCACGGCCCGCAGGAGACGCGGCCAGGCGGCGGCCAGGGAGCGCAGGGCGGCGAGGGCGTGGAGGTGCTGCGGGGCGAGGGTCATCGGTCGGCCTCCCAGCAATCCGCAACGAGGCAGGTCGGCTGCCAGGGGTGCTCGCCCATGACTTCGCCAGCGGCCCACCGTGCGATCGACACATGAAGATCGCAGGTCGGCAGCGACACCACGCCCCAGGCCGCATCCCGAGCCAGCACGTGCACCGTCGGATCCGCACCGCAGAACGGCTCACCGAGATCGGGCGCGTAGGCACAGCCCATCCCCTGCGTCGGCAGACCGACGAACGGCGCCGTCATCACAGATCCCCGTCGCAATAGCCGAGACCGCCCGCACACGCGCATCCCAGCGGACGGCATGTCGAGCGCGGTGAGGGAGGGCTGGACAGGTCGATCGTGCGGACCCAGCCCGGCTCCGGCTCGGTCTGGGCGTGCTGGACGGCGCCGGCGAGACGCTGCTCCCCGGGCGTCGGGTCCGGCTCGTCGGCCAACTCAGCCCGCACCCGAGCCTCAACCGCCTTTTCCAGCTCACGGAACCCGGCAACGACGGCCTGATACGACGGGCACTCGTCGAGCCGCACATCGTGCAGGTCGCACCAGCAGCAGCACGGCTCGTCGTCGTCGCACCGGCATTCGAGCGGGCATGGCTCAACGGCCGGCTCGTCGGCTACCGCCGGCTCCACAGGCAGCCCGTCGAGGCGCTCGCGGATGCCCGCCCAGATGCCCGGGTACGGCTTCGGCTCGTGGACGGGCAGCGGGCGGTTGGCGACGGCCAGGTAGGCGTCGACGGCCTCGATCACGTCGAAGTCCTCGTCGTCCATGTTCGGGTTGGACCGGATGCGCTTGCGCCAGGCCACGGCGGCGAAGACCAGCTTCGCGCGTACCAGCTCGTACTCCGGGGTTTCAGGCATCGCCGGCCTCCGTCACCGGGTAGGGCACGTAGCCGGCGTCAGCCAGGAGGCGCATCAGGCCCTCGCCGGTCATCACCACGTAGGCGTCGGCCGGCGAGCTCTTGCCGACCCGCTTGATCCAGGCGATGCCGTGGCGGGCGCCGTCGTTGATCCGCTCGGCCTCGGTCTCCTTGACGTAGGCGGCCAGGGTGATCGCCTTCTCCGCCTTCGCCTCGATCACGACCCCGGGGATGCCGGCGATGTCGCCACGGTCGGCGTTGCCGGCCAGGGCGCGGCGCTCGGCATGGGCGACGCCGTTGTCGCGGAGGAACTGCACGATCGCGGACTCCCACGACGTGCCTTTGCGTTTGCTGGCGCTCATTGCATTCCCCTCGTGTCGAAAAGGTCGCCCTGTCGCGGTGTGGGCAGGCATTTGTGTTGAGCGTGAATGTCACCGCGCAGGTGCGGGTCGCCGATTCGCCCGGCGTCGCGGTGAACAAGTTCCTTGTTGCGCATTCGCGTGTAGGTGGCTTTGTTGGCCAGGAGTGCGGCGATCTCTGCGGCGCGGTCCGGTAGCGGTGTGACGTCGACGCGGGCGGTGAGTCCTTCGGCGAGCCCGACGAGTGTGGGTGCGCCGCAGCGGGCGCAGGTGCTGTCGCGGGCGGCTGTGGTGGCGAGGTGGTCGCTACTCGACATAGAAGTTGCGTTCACCATTTGGGCATTCCTCCCGCATCAGAACGAGGCAACGCCGGATGCTCGCGGACGCAGTTCCGAACGAGGTCGTTTCGTGATGGCACCGGCTGCATTCGGCTGAGGTCGCCGAGACCTGGCGACCGTTGTCGTCCTCGATCTCGATCTCGCCGATGGTGCATGTGATCTTCATGCCCGCTCCCTTGGTTGATCTTGTTGACCCGTGGTGGCAGAAGTGGCAGATTCGCCCCTCCCTGCTCTCATGCGTGTACGTGTACACACACACCCGCGCGCGCGTCGCGCGTCGGGTGGGGGTTAGGTCATTTCTGCCACTTCTGCCACCAGGCCCCGGGTCTGCCAGTTGTTCCCGACCACCACCCGCAGGTTGAGTCCCCGCGACTTGTCGAGCGCGTTCCGTACTTCAACCACACCGTTTATGCTGGTCAGACGCTCGATAATCTTGCGTTCGCCCATGGGCTTGCCCCCCTGCTCCCGCGCCCAGGCGTTGAACTCCCGGGCCAGCACCCGGCGCGACGTCACATCGCCCGGTGGCAGAAGTGACCCCGGGGGTGGCAGTTTGGTGGCAGTTTCGGGGCCCCCGGTGGCAGTTTCGCCCGTCAGCTCGCAGCAGTCCGCTACCCACTGATGGACCCGGTCGGAGCGGACCTCGAAGTCCTGACGCACCCGGTCGAGGGTCGCGAGGCGTGTGCCGCGGGCCAGGAGGCGCTGGTACGCCCTCACCCAGCGGGCGAGGATTCCGGGCAGCTCGGCCATCATGGCGGCCTCGACACCCGGGTCCTCTTTCCCCGCGAATGACGTGGCGAACTCGAATGGCTTGATTCGCTCGACGTACGCACGTGACGATTCCCCGATGGTCGGGAGGCTGTTGGCGGAGAACGCGAACAGCGCCCGGTTGGTGAACGAGAACTGGCCACCATATTTGCGGTCGGCGTGAATCGGGTCTTCACCTGTCATCATCTTGAAAATGCTGATGTCGTCTACGTGGGCAGACGAGATGTCAGCCGCACTGTTCAGGATCTTGCCGAACACGTTTGCCGCCGCGAAACGATTTTCGCTCAGTTGGTGCAAGGTGACTGCGGAGATGTTCTCGGCGCCCGCTATTGCTCCGGCGATGCGTAGGAAGGTCGACTTTCCGGATCGCGACGGGCCGAAACAGAACACAGCCTTCTGCGGCGTCCGGCTCGGGTCGAGCATCGTGGAGATGGTCTCTTCGAGGTCTTCGATCTGCTCGGGGATCATCTCGTCGAGCCATTGCTCGTAGCGCGGGCACGCGGCGTCCGGATCCCATTCGACGGGCAGCTGCGTGGATGAGAGGTAGCTCGGGTCGTGTGGCTTCAGCGCGCCGGTGGCGAGGTCGAGCATCCCGTTGCGGACGTTGAGCAGCGGGTCGGTGGCGTGTGCGTGGAGTACCTGCCGACCGGTGTACAGGTGCCCGGCGATGAACTCGGTGACCGCCGACCGGTGCTTCGGTTGGAACCGGTCGCCGAGCATCCGCCCGACCGCGGCCGACAGGGCCAGGGGGTTGATGCGGTACACGCCGTCGGCGTAGACGGCCACACGGTCTTCCTGGGTGAGCGCGCACGGCCATTCGGCGAGGACGGCGTTGGCGAGCGTCTCGACGAGCAGGCTTCCGCTGTCGTCGAAGTAGGCGCTCGGTACCTTGCTGCCCCTCTTCTTCTTGACCTTGCCTTCGGGGGGTGGCGTTGGGTCAAGGAACTTTGCGGGGTCGTCGCCGAGGATGTCGCGTAGCAGTTGATCCTGGTCGGCGCCCAGGTCGGGTAGAGGGCTGCCGTATCCGTCCGCGGCCAGCGCCTTCGTGGCCTTCTTGAAGTCGCCGCCGTAGTGGAGAACGGTGACGGCCGCGAACTTGCTGTAGGACTGCTGGGCTTCGAACGGGGGCGCGCTGGTCGAGAAGACGTAGAGCCGGTCGGTGCCGAGCGCGTTGACGGAAGCGGAGATGCCGGAGGGCTTTCCAGGTCGTGTGTAGTAGGTGGTGCCGTCCTGTTCGTAATGGATGGACCACCCTGCGGGCACGAGGATGTCCGGCCACGACCAGCCGCGGGCGTTGAAGTCGTCACCGACGAGCAGCTCACCTTCGCTGCGGGGCGTGGGTGCCGGTGCGCCGAGGAAGATCCGCTCCCGTTCAACAAGGTCTGGTCGCGGGGTGATGGCGGCCATGGCGGTGGCGAGCGCGGCCATCAGCTCGGCGACGGTGTAGCGGCGTGGCGCGGCGGCGATGATGCGGCAGGGGCGGGCGAGGCCTTCCTTGCGGTTGACGGTGCCGGGGATGCGCAGCACACGGGCGAGGTCGCCGACGCCGCGGCCGTAGCGCCAGCCTTTGGTGGCGGCGGCGTGCTCGAGCACGGCCTGCCAGTCCTTGGCGAGTGTCTTCAACGCGTTGAGGTTGTCGGTGGTGACCGGGCAGGGCTGGTTGAGCAGCCAGATGGGGTAGAGGCCGCCGCCGGAGTGGATCCAGATGGTGGGCTCGGGCAGGCTTGCGTCGGCGACGACCTGCCGGCCGGCGTCCTCGTCGGGTGGCAGGTCCTGTTCGGCATGGCCAGGCCCGGCGAGGTCGATGTCGGCCCACAGGGCGGGTAGGGCGGCCGAGTCGGCGACACCGCCGCGCCGTCCTGGCTCGGGTGGGTTGGTGAGGCTGGTGACGCGGCAGTAGATGCCTTCCCGGCCTTCGGCGTCGAGCCGGGCGACGTAGGCCGCGGCGGCGTCGAGGTCGGCGGTGGGGAAGGTGGCGCCGGACCAGTCGCCGGTGTGGGCGATCTGGATGTGGCCGGGGCTGTCCCCGTGGAGGATGCCCAGCCAGCGACGGACGGTGCCCGCGTCGATCATGTGGGTCGATGCCCCGTTCTGAGGTGGGCCGGCCCGCCCCAGGGAAGTCGAGGGCGGGCCGGCGGTTGGGCAGGGGGATCAGAAACCGGGTCCGCCGGCGGGCGCCATGGCGGCGAGCACGGCCTGCTTCTGCGCGTCGGGCAGGCCGGCCCAGACGGCGGGGTCGACGCCGGGCGGGGCTGCCGGCGGCGTGGCGGGGGTGGTGAGGCCGAGCGACTGCGCGGTGGCGGACGTCGCGCCGTTGCCGTTGGCCGCGGCCTGGCTCGCCGCGGCCCCGTTGCCGTTGCCCATGAGGCTGCCTGGGTCGACGGCCGGGGTCGCGTATTCGGCGGCGAACTCGAACGGGCTGCCGGTGGCCCCGGTGCCGCCGGTGCGGCGGACGGCGAGGCGGCCGCCGATGGCGAGGCCGGGGGCGTTGACCCGCTGCACGGCCTCGCGGACGGGCTTCATCATGCGGGGCGAGATGTGCAGCTGGCGTTTGCCGTCGTCGTTCGCGTTGGACGGGTCGCGCATGTCGGTCTGCAGCGTGACGATGATCTGCATCTTGGGGTCGCCGGAGGGCCAGAAGTCGAGTTCGGTGCTCTCGTACTTGGTCATCTGCTCGACTTTGGGCTGGTCGACGATGGTGCCGACGACGGTGTAGCCGACGGGCTCGTCCTTCCACTTGATCGACTTGATGCCGCCGCTCATGAGCAGGTTGTTGGCGGTGTCCAGTGGCGTGGTCATGGTGCTGTTTCTCCCTTGGTTGGGTTAGGCGATGAGCCCGGCGGTCTGCTTGTCGATCTTGGTTTCGGTGTCACCCGGGCAGCCGGTCGCGTCGGCCGGGCCGCCCACACGGCGGAACGGGCACCAGGCGCAGGCCTTGCCCGGCGTGGCCGGCACGACGCCCCACAGGGCCGGGGTGACGTCCGGTTTGAGGCTGTCGAGCAGGTCGAGGGTGCCGAAGTAGCGGTAGATCGCTTCGAGGGCGATCTCCGGCTGGTAGCGCTCCGTCCATTCGGTCGAGTCGGCGTAGTCGTGTGACCGGGCGAGGAAGACGAGCCGCACCCAGCGGACGTCGCGGCCGGCGGCGGCGTGCCCGTAGCCGTACAGGTGGGCCTGCACCCGGTAGTCGGGCTTCACGAGCTGCTCGTTGGGGATGGTCTTGCGCTTGACGTCGCGCAGGGTGGTGACGCCGACGTACTTCCAGTCGACGACCGTCGCGTGGTCGGTGTCGAAGGCGTCGCCGTGGCCGCGGATGGCGTGGACGCCGCCGCCCAGGCCCGGGTGGACGGTGAGCTGCTCTTCGACGATCCAGCGCTCGCGGCCCAGCTGCGCGTTGTGGAAGCGGAGGGCCTCCTCCATCAGGGTGTGCATGGCGGTGCCCTGCATCGGCGCCCACGGCGGGCGTTTGTCCTCCGGCTGGCGTGGCACCCCGGCGAGCTTCATCGCGATCTGCCGCTGACACGGTGTGCCGAGCTCGGACGGTCCGAGGGCGGTCTGCCGGCTGCGTGGCCGGTCGGCGTCGAGGGCGGAGAGCACCTCCCGCATCTCGGCAACCGTCGACGGCGGCGGCCCGGCCGGGGGGTCGTCCCACTCCGAGGTCGCCGGGACATCCCGGATCCCGTCGTCGTGACCGGGCACCGGGGTGGGTGCCGGACCGGCGACGCCCCCCTCCAGACGCCGCCGGTCGGCCGTCTTCACGTGGTCGGCGGGCGGCCAGCCACAGCCGCCATCGCCACAGAAGATGTCGTCGCACGGGTACGGCGCGCGCAGGCTGGCGGCGGCGTCGAGGATCGGGTCGACGGCCGGCGCCGTCTCACCGAACCCGGCGAGCAGGTCGGCCAGGGACGCGTCGGAGATGCTGGCGGTCATGCGATCGCCGCCGGGTCGATCTCCCACGTACCGCGGAGCACGAGGCGGCGAAGGCCGTCACGCTGCTCCCAGGTCACCTCGTGCGCGTCGGCGACCAGGCGGCCGACGACGTCGCTGTCGAGGTCGATGCCGTCGCCGGCCCGGTCGAGGATGTCGGTGATGGCGTGGCCGGCCGCGTTGTTGGCCAGCTGGTCGGTATGGGTCATGGCTGCCCTCTCAGCTCTTGAGCGAGATGGGCTGGACGACGTGGCGGTAGCTGGCCGCGCCGTCGGGCGCGGTGAGCAGCACGGCCCTGTTGGGCTCCGTCATGGAGATCTCGGCGATGTCGCTGCGCAGGCCGTTGAGGGCGTCGACCAGGTAGCCGGGGTTGATCCCGATCTCGATGGCCGGGCCGGCGTAGTCGCAGTCGATCTCCTCGCCGGTCTTGATCGCGCCGGCGGCGTCGGCCGCCGCGACCGAGATGCTGTTGTGTCCGAAGGTCAGCCGCACCGGTGTCTTCTCGGCGCGCACCAGGGCGGCCCGTCGAAGGGCGGCCCGGAGGTCGGCCACGCGCACGGCCGCCGGCGTCTCGACTCGCTGCGGGATCAGGCCTTCGATCTGCAGCGGGTACTTCTCGGCCACCTGGCGCATCGCGATGCTGCGGGTCGCGGAGACGAACGCGATCATGCCGCTGTCGAAGCAGATCTCGACGTCGCCGTCAGCGAGCTTCGCCGCTTCGATCAGCGCGGGTGACGGCGCGAGAGCCTCGACCGTGTCGGTTGTCCGGCCGGTCCATGTCGAGGTACCGGTGGCCATCCGGTAGCCGTCGGCGGCCAGTGCCCGTACCGTGCCCTGCTCGAAGCGCAGGTGCACCCCGATCAGGGCCGGTGCGTAGGCGCCGGCGCGGTCGGCGGCGATGGCCACCCGGTCGACCAGCGCGGCGAACTCGACAGCCGCCATGGTCCCGATCGCGGGCGGCCGGGTGGGCAGCGTCGGGTAGTCCCCGTCGATCATCAGTGGCAGGGTCAGCGTGGCGGTCCCGCAACGGACGACCAGCTCGCGGTCCCGCACGGCCGCGTCGACCGGCTTGGCGCTGAACGTCTTCGCGATCGCGGCCAGCAGGCGCCCCGAGACGAGCACCCGCCCGGTCACCGCTGCCTCGACGTCGAGGCGCGCATGGGTGGCGATCGTCTCGCCGTCGTAGCCGGAGACGACCAGGCCACGGTTGTCGACCTCGAGCAGCACGCCGCCGAGAATGGGCAGGCTCGGCCGGGCGAGATGCTGGGCCACCCAGTCGATCGCCTCGGCGAACGGCTTGGCGGGAGCCTCGAACGCGAGGCCCGCGCGGGTCAGCGTGTCGGTCATGACGCGGCCTCCTGGAGGTCGAAGAGGGTCGGCAGGGCCATCTCGTGGTCGAGCCCGCGCAGGTTGTCGACGGCGGTCGACCAGTAGGAGGTCTTGAGCTCGACGCCGACGGCGCGGCGGCCGAGCTTCACGGCCTGGTAGATCTCGCTGCCGATGCCGGCGAACGGGCTCAGAACCAGATCGCCGCGGTTGGACC